TATAAGCTTTCCTCTCTTAAATTTATGTATGCGATTTTATATTATATCCGATACGGTCTGATTTTTCAATGAAAAGGCTACACTTTTATATGTAGCCTTCTATGATGTAAAGGAATTTAATTCCAGTACCCTACTTTTATTTCACCCTGAGTTTCTGACCGGCATAAATTTTATTCGGATTTTTGATGCCGTTCAACGCTGCAATCTTCTGATAGGTTGTGCCGTATTTTGCTGCAATCTTTGACAGGGTATCACCGGATTTTACCGTATAGCATACAGCAGATGTTCCTGATCCACTTCCGTTGATTACTTTCTGCACTTCTGCATACCGTTTTCCGAGTACCGTCTTACGGGTATCACCATTGCCATATTTTCCCGCCTTTGTCTCTGCAGCAAGCGTGGAGACTGATGCGGATGCGATATGATTGATAAATGTCTGCACCTCGGAGTAACGACTGCCAAGCTTTGCCTTGCGTGTATCGCCATTACCATACTTGCCTGACAGCGTATCTACCACAAGCTGTAATGTTGTTCCAATCGGCACGACTGCACTGGGATCGGATGCAGGCTGTGACGGCTTGCTCGTTCCTGTGATTTCAGTTGGAAAATCACGATAGCAATAATTAACATCTACCCGTCCACTAATGCCCGGAACACTTCCATCGGAGCTGTACTGCCACATATCGGCTTTCATCCCAAGTGTACTATTATAGCGTGCGATCCACAGTGGATATCTTGTCCCCAGCGAACTTAAGTAGTTGTCCCACCATGACTTGTTGCAATACACTCCGCACTTATATCCCGCAGCTTCAATCAGTGCAGCAAATTTCTTCATACGGTCAACCGCACCTGTCTGTGTTCCTGATTCTTCCAGGTCATAAAATACCGGATACGACAGTTTATATCCTTTCACCAGTCTCAGCACATGTCTTGCCTCTGACTCTGCCTGTGCAGTTGTCTTTGCATACGAATAAATATAAACACCAAACGGAATCCCCAGTCTGGTACATTCATTTGCATTTCTCTTCCACTGCTTATCATCCTGGGAAGTCAGATCATCCCCGTAACCACACCGAATGATCGCATGATATCCTGCTGCCTTAACTTTCTCCCAGTTAATAGTTCCCTGATGATACGATACGTCTACTACATTAATCGTTGCCATAATTATTCTTCCTCCTTATCTGAATCTCTCAACTGTAAAAGTACATCTTTCAGCCGTTCCGGGATTGGAACAAATACCGCTGCATTTTCCAAAAGACTCAACGCTTCGTTGCAAATGTAAAATGTAATAACCACTTCCCGGAGTGGAATCGTGCCACCGATCAGCATCTGAATCAGGTAAGCCACAGCGATCACAATAAACATCACGATCTTTTTCAGCAATCCACAAAATCCCGTTTCGGACGAAAGCTGCTTCAAATAGATCCCTTTTAGCACTCCCGTAACATAATCCAGCACTGCAAGACACACGATCGTCTTAAGCAGTACGTCCCATCCTCCTAAAAAGTACGCAAGGACTCCACCCAGGAATCCAAATACAATGCTGATTTCATTAAATAACTTGTCCATTTTTTTCATATTCCTCACTTTCCTCTTCTTGTCTCTACGATTTTATATAAAAAATAAGGCCTTTCGGTCTTCCTCTAATTCCCGCAAATCTTCTATTATTCATTTCCACTCGCCTTGTACGTGCATTCCATATGGCACTCTGCATCATTCTCCACGATGGTTGTTCCTGCTAATTAGTATTCAGTGCTTCCTTGATTGCTTCCAGGTCATCCGTGGTCAGTGCTGGATAATCTGCTGCAATGTCTTCAAAATCTTCTCCATTCTTGATTCTGATACGAAACGCTCTTACCATGATTTTTAACTTGATTCCACTTAATGTCTTCATTATTCTTCTCCTCCTATAATATCTGCTAACATCAATACGATGTCATCTGTTGTGGTTTCCAATGTATCCAGTCGTTCCTCTGGTGTCGGCTCTGGTTCTGGCATCTCTGCCTGTAATCGTTCTGCTTCGGCAATTTCCTCTGGTGTCATATCTCTGTAGACCATTCCCATAATCGGTACTTCACGGGTGCGGGTTTCTTCATGTTCTTCGGAGATAATGTTGCCCTCATCGTCATACTCTGCCGGGACAATTACTTTGTATTCTTCTGTTCGTGTTCCTGTTTGTTTGTATTCTGCCACTCTCATGCTCTCACCCCTTTCACGACAATTCTGGTGCCAGCATACATTTTGCCATACCATGTAATTCCTCCAATAGCAGATGCATCAACAGCCGTAATCGACGGTGTACCGACACGTCCAATAGATGGATTTTCGCAGTATGAATACAATTGCAGTGAACTCGAAGCTGTATATCGGTACGATATATCTGCTGTATTCATAACTTCGGCTGAAAATGTTTTGTACTTTTGTTTTATGTTGAAAACAGGACTTGTATTTGCTAACAAAGCTACATTATGAAGCTTATTTTTGCCGATAACTCCAAACCTGACTGACATATAAGTCGTACCTTTAATTGCACTTTCGTCAATCAGTACATATATTTTTCTGTATGTATGTTCGAAGTCGATATAACAAGTAGTGCACTCTTCTTCCTCGCTGGAAGTTATATATGTAATGACATCTTCCCAGTCACTAGATTCTGCCCCCATCCTCTCCCTAGCCGCCGCCTGTTCTTTTGCTGTCCATACAGCACCTTTACCGTCACACATGGCGGCTTTGACGGCGTAATCGAGATTGTTTACACTAATAGGAGATCTGTTTATTTTTTGTCGTGCGTCAATACTATTCTCAGACGCTGGATATAGTCGTAATTGACCATCATTACTACTAGCTCCTACACCAGTTCCCCAAAACTCGTATGGTACTGTTTTAACAACACCAAAAACATTATCTCTATTTGCAATCGGTATCTCGGCAACACCATTCTGCACAATACTTTCGCCATTGATTCGCACATCCAGATTAGCGCAATCAGCCCATTCGCCTATAAACGTGCCATCATCATTAACGCTCTTGATTTTGAACGCCTTGCCGACTTCTGGATTCTCTGGTGCGGTGATTTTAGTGGCAATTTCGGATTTCAGCTCAGTTACTTTTTCCTCAACCTCTGATACTTTCTCAAACTTGTCCAGCACTTCCTGCCACAGTGTCGGCTCAGGATCTGATGGAGTGCCACCGCTTAAGGTTGCCGGTACAGAAAAGCTCTTGATGTCAGTTGTGATGACCGTCTCGCCCAGCGTCCCGGACACGGATACTCCGACCCGCCCGGGTGCGGCAAGAGCCACTGCTGGAACCGTACAAGCGTCATTTTCTAGTAGCTGTGTATAGGTATTACCGTCTGCTCCACGGAAGAAAGCCGTCTTTACAGTTCCCTCCCACTCTTCCGAAAAGTCGAACTCTGCCCGTAAATACTCCCTCGTCCCCTCTGCTGTCTCAGGTGGCTCAAGATAGAGCCGCTGATTTACTACTTTGATTTTCATGCTTTTGTATACCCCATTGCCTTTCTCTCATCTACAAATGTTTTTAAAATAATTTATATCTTGGCATTTCTTCTCCCCACAACAGATGTCGAATCCAATCGTCAAGAACAACTGCAATGGCAGACAAAAGAAACCATAAAATTGAAAACGGAAGACAGATTTGCCCCAACAGATTGAATGGCATATTGCTGTAATCCCATACATTCCAGCCAAGCAATAGATTTACGATGCAACCGCACACAAACTCCAATAATGTAATCACTGCCGACCCTATAACCATCTGTTTCGCAAGTGCCATGCTGCGATATTTTTCATTGATGCACCCAATCAAAAAGAACGCTACGCCACCAACAATAAACATTGTCCAGTGGGTTCGTCCTCGTGCAACAACCTCAAGTAGCATATAAATAAGGCCGCCAATCCCAAATAAAATCAGCGGTCTTATTCTCCTCATGATTTTTGAGCCAGCATTGCTTTCAGCGGCTCAGACTGATAATTGACCGGGATATCCATTCCATAGACAACTCGTTCAACCTCTTCTTTGTTTTTCAGTGATCGAATATAAATTCTCAGGTCACGAAAATAAGTAACATGCCATGTAACATATCCCATTGCTTTCGATGTAATCCTAGCCATGTCCTCATTGCTATAGAACTTGCAATGTTTGTCCTCATCAGACGTGTGCCACGGAATATTTTCTTCTCTTGCCATAACCTGTGCTTGCAGTCCAACGAGGCTTGTCTGGTCGTGTTCTGTCAACGTAAAATGTTCGGTACTTCCATCGGATAGAACAACATCAACCCCTTGTGCAATTAATGCCTGCTGCGTATCATTCATTTCAATTACTTTCGATTCTATCACTTCTTCAAGCGTTTCCGGCATAATTGGAACTGGTTCAGGCTCCTCATACACGCTCCCATCATTGGAAAGAATGTACCCATCATCAAACACCCGATACAATGTTGTGAAATCTTCGTATTTTCCGTAAACGTTTCCAGCATCATTAAGAAGATAAAAGCCGGAAAGATTCTGTTCACACCCTGTAATCTGTATCAGATTACTTGCAATCACAGACACGGAGCCATTAACAAGATTCATTTTGTCCAAAAATAAGATATTCATATGTGCCTCCTCGCTACGATTTTGCAATCCATACGCCATGGAATTTATAAAAATCCCTTACCGCTGGTGTGGAGAAATAAATAACGCCCGTAGTATCAACATACGACATCACAGCAACTCCGTTTCCCCAACTCTGCGAACATCCTACGCACTGGATGTGCGTTGCTACAGTGGGTCTAAGCTCTGCTGGAATAGCCTCCGAATTGATGCCATACAAGTTGTTAGCAATTAATGTAGTTCCGCTTTTAGCATTGAGAGATACATTGAAATGTACCTCCCTGCCGATTTTGTAAGCCGAAAACGCAGATACGTTATAAAATGGCTGGATATGAAACATTGACTGTGCGTAGCTGACAGGGGTAATCATGTCATACAATTCCTTTACAGCTTTTGCATCAACAAAATATCCCTCTTCCGTGACAAGGCTCACTTCACTCAAGGATACAATCTTATTCGCATGGATATCATTCAATGCCTTTCTTTCTTCTATTATCTCTTTTGCTCCATAGACTGTTCCTTTTTGAGCATACGCAGTCAAATCTTCCAAAGAAATTGTCCCGTCAGTATTGATAGTCTGACGATATTTTCTTTGCGTATTTACGCTTGATAATATCTCATCTTTAAAGTCTAAAGATAATGGTGTATATTGCATCTCCTAACCCTCCTAACATTTTATCGCTGACTGAACTCGCCCCAGCACAATAGATAACCTCTGCTGCGTCAGCTTTTGTGTGGTATAGCCATTGTAAAAAGCAAGGCAGGAGCTTTCCAGTCTGTTCAAGTCTTCGTAGGACGGTGTTCTGCCGTTGTCTATCCACATTTTTTTATCCGTATCAGCAAAAGCAAACGTATCATTCATTAGCGATTCTAAATTATCCTCTAGGGAATTAAATTCGTCCGCATACGGAAAGTCTGCATAACTTGCTTTATCGCTCCCCATTTCTTTCATTGAAACATCAGCATATAGCGTTAGTGCAACTCCCTGTAGGTACGCTATATTGTTTTTGATTCGGTTGTAATCTTCGTAATTGAAGTAATCGCTTTCAGACCAATCTGTTTTTGGCTCTTTCCACATTTCCTTTTCTCCTTGTTCTGAGTCCACCACTCAAAGCTCCGGCATCATATGAAATCTGAGACTCTTCAACCACAGCTTGCAGAGAGGAATCATATTTATTTTCCTGCCGGATCGTGTCTCCACAATCTATCGCTGGCTCTCCACGATAATCAAGTTCATATTCTATGCCGGACGAATAATAATCTCCAACCCATTCAGCAAGCTCTCTACTATGTTCCAGGTCGGAAATTAACGGGTTGTTCCATTCCTTATCATTACCACGGTTATTTACCGATTGAACGGTATAGGCTGTCGAAATGTTATATTTATACCCCCTAACCGATATGCTCACCTCTGCCCCAACAGAAACACCTGACAGGGCAATTTCCACATAATAAGCACCTGATGACACGATAGACGCTGACTGACCGCTTTTCCCGTTCTGAATACTTGCAACGTAGCCGTAACTCGGCTCAGAAACATAATAAATAGAGCTATTTCCGTCATAGGTAAATGTTTCAGAAACAAGCTCATCCAACGTATTGCCTTTTGAGTAAAGGTATCTTGCAACCTTTATATTTTTTACTTTATCAAGCTGCGTACCTATAGGAGTAGAATACAAATCATCATACTCAATCTTATACGCCGTTTCGGATCCGATGGAGATATAATTTACATGGACTCTGCTATTCGATGGCATTTCCGTAAATTCGATTTCCATTTTGTCATACTCTTTGAAATCGTATTGAATCTCAAATTCCTGAACGATGCCGGAACTAATCACCAGTGTGTCATTCAATACATTGTCAGCGTACGTCCGTATAATAAACTTTTTCGGAAGAATATTTCCAAACTCAATAAAAAGTCCATAGGATTTATATTTTGCCTCAAGCGTCCGTGTAATAACTGGATTTTGCGTAAAGGTTCCGTCATCCTTACTGATTGCCGCACTCACGTATCCAGAGTTTAAAACACCAACTCTTTTTAGAAACAAGGATTTCCCATCCGCTTTCCATCCATTTTTTTCATATGTTGCAAAAACATCTTTTTCATTCTGAACATCGACACTGCTCACATCGGAATAGTAAGTTGTTCCATTGGAACTTGTTTCACATTCAGGGATGAATAATGAATGGATCCTGATTCGTCCATATCTGTCATAATCCAGTACGCAACGTCCGGCATTTGCAATGATCTGTAATGCCTCCTTGTGCGTTACGTTTGGAAGTGGATTGTGTACTTTTACTTTCTTCAAATACGTGTCTATGTCGTATTCGTCAGGCGTTATCCCAGCATCAGCAAACACTTGTTCAGCTAAATCATACAATGAAATTCCGTCCGTATAATATTCACCTTTGTGATACTCATCACTCATGAACTGCAATACATCTACAGCCTTAATGGTTGCTTGTTCGTCATCAGCACTCCATTCATGGACATATAAAGAATGCATCTGCATCCACTCAACACTCCCTGAGTCCAATTTATACCCCATCAAGACATTGATTTTCTGACCACTTTCTAAGAAGTTGATTTCAGATGCCGGATTGTCCACGTTGAAGATCTGATTATCATTATTAAGGGTTATTGAAAATTCTGATTGAGGAAGATCATCATTAATAGCAGACAAACTTGTTGTACTACTCGCCTCTTTAATCCATTCGTTGTCATATTCAAGTCCGAGTCCGAACTGAATATAATCAATTCTCACTCGGTTATTTGGGAAACGCATCTCTATGATCGACAATTCGATGGATTCCGTATTCTCAAATACGCTGTCCGTCTCAAATGTCGCATTTGCGTTATTATACTGGTTCACTTCACCACTATCGGTCATGATTGTAAATTTAGTTGGATAATTTTCTCCAAACCGAATTGTCAGACCTTTAATGTCTGACTTCCCACATCCGAACACAAATTTCACACTAAATGTTCCAGCAAAGAGATTCTTCGATGTAATTCCATCTTTTGAATAATCATTTTCACTTCTCGGAAGAAAGTACATTCCACCATCAGCTCGAAACATATTTTTTTCATAGGTCGCATATCTTTTCACGGTATGCTGACTGTATAGGGATGTTGGATCAGAAAAACCGTTATACTTCTCCTGATCCTGCAGCTCCGCAGACTGTTGAGCATCCTGATTAATCAATCCTAACTGGACTTTCATAAAAGATTGATTTCTAACAGGACGCTTCATTAAGTCTTTATATTCTTGTGAAGTCTGATACATTCATTACCACCCCGCATCAATAATGTTGACCTTGCAATTTATGTAAGACAGAACTCTCCCCTCAGAATCGATCTTGAAAACGTCTGCCGTCCTGTCCCCCGGATACATAGTCAGTGTTCGCCAGTTATTGTTTACCATGTCCCAAAACTGAACAGTGAAAAAATAATTTTTATCAAATTCTTTTAGCATATCGGACCATGTTTTCGCATCCAAGTACGGCCATTCAAGGTTGTTGATCTTGTAGTTATCTCTTCCAATTTTCTGACCAACAACCTTATTATTAGCATTTCGAGCAGCATTTACCGCTGTGGTAACTACCATATTGGGATACCGTTTCGGTGTTGGAAACGGCTTTCCATTTATCCGTATGAAATTAGATATATGCCTTGCTGCCATCTCCTACACCTCCTAAGTTGGCGAAAAAGAAAAGCCCGCATTATTGCGTGCTTTTGAAATCTGCTTATCAACTCTCTTACTATCCATATTTACACTCACGTTTTTCCTGAGTATTGCTTTCTGATATTCAATAACCTCTCTCAATAAAGCATTCGTCTCATCATTTGCACGCTCCACACCGGAACTTACAGACTCAACGATTTGGCTATTATTTGCTACCACATGGCGATTTCCAATGTTTCCGATATACTCAGAGCCGAATCCATTTTCATTTGCCACATAAATCTCACCATTGAGCGGCATTCCACCAGTCTTATATCCTTTGTATCCTCTTGCAGTCCAACCGCTATACAGACTTCCATACCTTGATACTGTATAACGGATAGATGCAAGCATATTGGATAACGGGTCATAAATATTGGAGTTGTATCCCTCTAACGCATTCGCTTTAAAGGTTGAATCAATCACCTGCATCAGACCCTTTGACGGAGTTCCTTTCTTTGCATTGGAATCCCAGTTATTAATTGCATAAGGATTTCCACCTGACTCATGTTGCATCTGTTTCAGCAATGCATTCAGATTGTCCTCTGAAAACTGCTTTGTCATCTGCAATGCCTTTTTTGCAAGTTCTCTCCACTGCTCAACTCCACCGGATGGCGAATAATCCATGCTTGTTCCACTGAACAGATCCTTGACTTTGGAAACCACTGAATCAAACAACTTATTAATGGATGTCTTTGCAATAGTAAGTCCGGGTTCTAACGCCCCCGTGAAGTCAGTAAACTTGTCGATAGCCAACTGAACCAACTTTTTAGGATGCGTTGCATAATCAAATACATTTCCGGTAAAGCTTTTGAATGACTCCCACGCACTACCTATAAGATCTCCAATACCACTCTTGAAGTGTGGCATACTCTGCATCTGCATAAGAGCTGCTGTCTTTCCAGCTGGAAGAACTTTTGTTCCCTTTGGCATAGGCAGTACCACATTGCGTCCCGTAGGAATAATTGTCTTTCCGTTCGGGAATTGAACCAGCTCACGATACGTGCTACCTGATTGGTCATTTACAACACCCAATGTATCATGAGCAACCCCGTTGGTTCCTGTTGCAAATGCTGGAATCAGGTCGCTGTCACCTCCAAGTTTTTTGTAAATCCAGTTCACAGCTTTCCGAACCGCATCCAACGCTCCCTTAATCGGCTTACTAATCCACCCCGCAACTTTTTCAAAGTATCCACCGATATTATCAAAAATTTTGGTGATGCCACTATAGGCTTTTTGGAATGTTTTACTAAACCAATCCGCTATAGGTTTTACACTGTTGCGGATATCGGATATACGCTCAGAAAACCAAGTTCCAATAAATTTAAAAGGAGCTTCCGCAAGCGTCTTTGCGGCAGAGAATTTCTTCGAGAACCACTCACTTACCGGCTCAAAAACATATTGAATTCCCTGCCAAATTCCGGAAAAGAATCCATCTCCATCAGACCACGCCTGCTGAGCCACTCCCCATCCACTCTGAAATCTAGCTCCAACTTCTATCGCCGTATCTGTTGCTTCTTCCCTAATGTTCTTAAACGTTGTTGCAATACCTATGGCTGATGTAGGTGGAAATGAAATTTCTGGAAGCTCAACCTCTTCTCCAAACATCTTTTTGATTATTTCCTGTCCGAAACCTCTTGCAAAATCATTTGGCAAGTCAAGCAACGCATCGGATAATGCCAGAAAAAATTGAGCAAGATCCCATGTGAGTCCCGCCCAATCAATTCCGCAAATAAAATCCACAAGCTTTTGCCCTATAGTTTCAAAGGTCTCATCATCATCTAATGTGTTGATAAAGCTTGTCATTGACTCAAGTATGCCTTTTACAAAATTACTGAAAGTCTCTGCCGTAAGTCCCGCATCCCAATTTTCAAAAAAACCAGTTATGCTACTTGCCAAAGATGCACCCAAATTAGACCAGTCAAAATTTATATTGAATGCATTGGCGGCATGAAAAGCTGTATTTATAGAATTAGCAACGGTTCCTCCCAAATCATAAAAAAGCCTCGGTGAAATCAATCCGTTAAGGAATGTCGCCAAGTCTTTTCCAAAATTATCGGCCTTATGATAAACAGATTCCCACGGGATACCCTCCAAGGCGGAACTTAGTTTATCCCCAATGATCGCTCCGATTTCAGTGAAGTCAGACTTTGCTATAGCATCCTTAAACATATCAGCCAATTTATTCATCGAACTGGAAACTTCAATCGTTTCAAACATTTCAGACGGAGATGGTCCGCTCGAACTGCCGCCTGAACCGCTACTTCCGGACGAACCACTATTATCATTCGGCTGGACAACGTTCAGCTCATCAATTCCCAATGTATAGTTCTGTAAATCCTTAAGAGCTTTTTCAGCACTGTTAGCTGATTTCTTGGTTGCATCCAATCCAGATGCATAGTCTTTCCACGCCTTTTTGGCTTGTACGACATAGCCTTTCCCTGTGAGTGCTGCCATAAACTGGCCAACTGCATTCAAAGCACTTGCAATCATGTCAATGAATGTAGATATATATGGACCTACCACATTAATAATCGGGGCAAAAGCGACAGCCCATGCATTCTTCATGTAAAGAAGTGAGCTAACCATGCCAGAAATACTCTTGTTATACTCGGAACTATACTGAGTTAAGTTATCTGACCCTTCTTTGATTGCCTGTTTTATCTTGCTTATTAATCCAAAAATGGTTGAAAACATGATGGATGAACCAATCATTCTTCCAATCGACATTCCTCGCCGTGATTGCTTGGTATTCGTTGACCCCATTAATTCTTTTAGTGTTTTTATCGGATGTATAGCCTTACTCGCAACCGTCTTTGCATTTGCAATCGTCTTCGCCATCTTGTCGAAAGATTTTTTCACGGAATTAATCCATTTTCCGGCACCCTTAATATTACCGACAGCTCTTTTGAACCCGTTTGCAATCTTCGTGGCTCGGCTCATCGCAGCAGCAGCACGTTTAGCTTCTTCAGCTCCCATTTCAGCCTTTACACGCGTCCGCATCTGCCTATCATACTGCTTCTTTGCGGCTGTAACCCTTTCCAGTTCAAGAGCGACTCTATCGTACTCTGAATCTCCCTGTCCATATCCTTGAGTTCCAAGGTCTGAAAGATTTTGCTTCAACTGTTTTATTTTGTACTCAAGTGTATTAATTCCCTCTTGTGCAGTCTTCGTGTCAATAGATAACTCAGATTTCGCAACATCACGCATTTCTTTATCGTACTGCTTCTTTGCGGCTGTAACCTCTGCTAACTCTCTTGCAACAGCATCATATTCCGGGTCGTATTCTGCAAATCCCTTAGACGCTAATTCTCCAAGGGTTTCCTTTAATCGCTTTATTTGCTCATTGAATGTATTTACTGTGCGGGTATTCATTGAAGAGCCTAAGTCATTCAGTGTTCTACCTGCTTCCGATGCATTAACTCCAAGTCCTTTAACTGCATCGCCGAAACTTCTATACTGCGCAGCTTCTTCACCGAAGACCGCTTTCACTGCCTCTGGGTTATATCCAACAGATTCTGCGGAAACGGGATGTCCTTTTTGCTCGGTCGGTGCAGTAGCCGGTGTTGATGTCTCACGTGTAATAGTAAAATCTTTTTTACTTTCAGCATTTAACTTTCCAAGAGCCTCAGTCGCTGCATAGATGGCATTTTCATACTGATTCATTTGCATAATTTTTTTGTACCAGTCTTTTCCACCTAGTGTGTCTGTACCCTCCAGGGTAACCATATCGCTTACTGCTTGCTTGACACGGGTATACGCACGTTCATATTTTGAAATTTCACCCTGAAGCTCAATCGCTCCCATAGATGAAAAATCCGTTGTCACCATAGAATCCTTGAATTTCTTATTGAGATTATCAAGCGATGCTGCCGGATACTTCAAGTCGCTTCTAGTAGCTTTCTGCTCGGCAGTTCTTCCAGTGCTGCGTTTGAGACTATTTGCAATCTCATTCGCCCTCTCAAGTCCAGACAAATCCATCTGAGCACCGAACAACTCAGCAAGAGACTTTCCAGTATCTTCAACTCCCTTAACAGATTTTGAAAGCTGGCTGGACTCTTCTTTTGCAGCTTTAATGCCGGTTGCGAGATTATTTACGCCCTCAATTACACTGTCATAAGCGGAATCTTCAAATCCCTTTGGTTTTTCATAGCCTTTGGAAGTGTCATAAAAATGCTTCATGGCATTGTCAAGCTGAGCAAACTGATCCTCAACACTTCCAGTTTCTTTCAAGATACTTGGAAACTGGCTTTGCAGTGCTGAGTAATACTCATCCATAGGCGTTCCGCTGCCTGTTGACATTTTCTGTTTTAATATCGGAGAACGCTCCTTATAGCTATCTCCAATGGATTTCGCAGTTTCAGGGTTCAACTTAATCTTCCCTGACTTATTAATCCACTCATAGAGCCTTCTATATTCGTCAGCCGTCTCTTTTGCGATAGAACCGTTCTTCGCAGTAAGATTTCCCAACTCTTCAATATCTTCCGCAAAGCCTTTGTAAGGATTGCCGGAATTTGCCGCAAGCCCCTTGGCGATTTTTTTCGTAAGGGATTTTACCTGATTCTGAACGTCTGCACCCGCAAGATTTAGATTGAAATTCCTTATGAGATCATTTGCTAAATCCCTGCCAAGTTTTTTGGCGGACGCTTTCATGGCATCACCGGAAAGCAGTTTATCAAAATCAACGTTTTTGAAAGAAAATCCACCTTGAGCCATAATCATGACCTTTTCAAGTGAATTTGCTACTTTTTCAAGTTTTTTATATAAGGCTCCTAATGCTCGAGTGGCACGACTCGCCTCTGTCTCAACGACTATTTCAAGTCTGTCAATTTCATTTTCCACTGCTCTCACCTCGAGTCCGTATTGTTTGTCCTATTCGCCCATGCTGCGAAATTAGCTGCTGCTATTTGCGTATTTTGGTCAATGATCTCTTCCAGTTCTTCCTCTGTCAGCTCCTCCGAATATTCATTTCCAACAATCATATGCTTTTCAGGGTATGATGCTTTTTTAGACAAGACACATCCAATCGCTTTCAGTACATAGAGTCCATTCATCCATGCAGATATATCCTGCATTACAGCCACTTCACGCTCACGATCTTCCTGCTGTTCCTTGTAGATGTTCAACGCTCTCGGAGTCATATTCCAAAATTCCGAGTAGCCAATTCCACATCTAGCTGCTATTGGCAGCCAATACTCATAAATGAACTGCGTATAGCTTTCCGCTTTAATTAATCTTCCTCTGTTTCCTCGTCTGCTACTTTCTTTGACTTCGTAGCTTTCTTCGGAGTCTCCTGCTCGTCCTGAGTCATTCCGAGCATTTTTTGGAAAAAATCAGATTCTGACACTGCCTCCGCAAAAGCATTTGTGATATCAACAATGTTTCCACCGCCAAGTACGTGCTGAGTAATCAGTCTCTCAGCCTCCTCACGATCGCAGTCTGCCGCCACACAAGTAAATCCCATTGCGATAAGTAAGAGCTGTTTCTTACGGAACGCATCAATGATTGAGAATCCCTGTTCTTCCATCTTTGCGTATTCTCCAAACTGCATTTCTTTTACTCTGTATTCTTTTCTGTTGATCGTTACCTTTACCATTTTTAACTCTCCTATTGACACTCCCCACAGATAAAGCATGGGAATTCTTGCTTCAACCACTACTGCATTGGCTGATACCATTCGGTATCTCAATGTCTTACACAGTGTCCACAAGCTAGATTATACTGTTCCCGTATGCCCTGCGGTGCAGTTCATATGTTCTATTGTTTTACGTTTACTATGCTGACTGCATTTGCAGTCCTTTATTCAGTCTTATATCCCCATAGCTAAAGCAGGGGGCTTTACGACACACTGGATAAAAAATAAGAGCCGCCACCAGGCGGCTCTAGCAAATTCCAATGTTAAACAGTATCAGCATATTAAGATGCGAATGCTGTGGCTGCCGCTTCTGATTCGATCGCAGAGTCTCTTACAATCGTAATGGTCATTTCACGTGCAGCGTTTACATCACCGCTGTTGACCTTTACGCTCAGAACTCCTGTCCAAGAGAACTGACCATCTTTACCATCAGCACCGAAATCCAGCTCAAACACCTGCTTCTTACCAGCTTTTGCGAGAACTGCCTTATGTGTTTCTTTCGTGTAGTTCGCTGTGAACTGCATATCGTCTGCACTGCGAACTCCTGGAATAGACGCTTCATCCTCATCGTCCAAATCGGTTACTGTAATTTTCTCAGGATCTCCACCAAGATCAGGGTAGTTCTTAATAGGACACAGCTTTGCAACCGTTGCACCAGTGTCACCACATTTCAGGACTGTATTAATCGTACTCAATGCTTTTACTTCTGCGTTTGCCATTTCTTCTTCCTTTCTACCGCTAACTATTGCGGTCAGCGAATGTCTCCTAGCGACATCCGGTAAAATACACATTAAAATAGGGAGTTTTACGCTCCCTTAGTTTCAAATTTCTTTATTTCATCCACCGATGCAACAAGTCTGTTAAATCTCGCCACAGTACGATAAATGTTTGTGTCTGATGCATTTTCAACGGGTTTTGGACCGTATGACCGAGCATACCCCATTTTTCTCATAGCATCGCAACATTGATTTATGATATTTTTTGATTCGGTAATGTTCTTATTGGAATAGCACTGAATTTCCATCACCGATTTTACAGCATTCTCTGAATTATCAAGATCCATGCAAGCATCCGTGTTGTCAATTTGCACGACTGATACTGCCGGAAATGATGGTGGTGACTTGCTGGAATAATTGGATACATTTTTACAGGTTTCTGCCACATATGTTTTTATGTTGGTCAGAACCCTATTAGATGCGTCAATCACTTCCAAACACCTCCTTTGCAATACTGCTTATCACACCCATATTCCTTAACTGCTGTCCAGTCTCATACATGAATGGACGGGAAATCATACCGTTTGTCCAGTGCCATTCTCCGTCTTTAAAGTAGTACCAGCCGGCTTCGCCATGATTATTCACGTCATACTTCCATCCTGCAATGGACTTGTTAGGGTGAGGTGTTTTCTCTCCCATCACTCCTGTTCCAAACTCAACATATGCAGCCCACGGGCAATCAGTATAAATAACATATGTAGCACCATTGTAGATGATATCTCCCTGCTCAAGTTTCAGGCTGTTTAAAAGCTCTCCCGTGTAAATAGCATCCTTACCTGATATTTTTATACGAGCAATCGCTATGCCTTCTTCCGCAAGCCTGTAAGCGAACTCTTCACATTTCTCCTGTATCCGGTTGTTGTATAGCCGAACTTTTCGACCAAGCTCTCTGAAATCTTTCGCTGACAGTCCCACTGTGTACTTAGGCATTCTTTTTCCTCACTTTCAGTGCGACGACGACACCACTCAAGCCGTCTGCAATGCCAGCAACAGTGTAGTCCGCCGTTTTATCGTCAATAGTGCCATCCGCATTCACAGTCGGTTTGTTTTTCCAAATAAGAGACTCCTCTGTAATCGGAAGATTTTCTACTGTGGACAACGTTCTTGTATAGTCAAGGTTCGTTCCAAACACATCTGCATACGCAGTTCCACGGCTTGCTGACAATGAAGCATAAAAAGATACAGGAGAACTGTAACCACTGTCGCAATCTCCTGTATCGTCACCATTTTCATCCAAAATATGTACGTCTTTGACGTAATTTGCATACCATAATTTCTGTGTATTTCTTTTCAAGTTTCTCAATACGCTACCCTCCACCTAAAATGCGTATATGTCCCTGCGACCTTTCCGGCAGTCACCGTATTGGTCACGCACAATCTTCTGCAACTTAACCCTGTTGCCGGGAGATAATCGGATCACCTATACCTTTCTCAAACCACTGTGCATATAGCAACAACTCCTTCAAGGTACGTGCTTCGCTGAACCCATGTCCTAGTTCCAGTGTTATCATTATGAGAACTTTCCCCCTCAGCACCAATCTGATTATAGTCGTACAGTGCAAGATTGCGAATATTGGAGTAATACCGCTCCATATCCTTTTCTATCATCTCATCGCTATATTCATCGGGATAACTTCTTATCCTCTTTACCTCTCGATAGGCATTTTTGATCTTGGAATTAAGAGCCAACAAATCAGCACTTTCCGATATGCACAATTCCTCGATCAATTCTTCACTTATTTCATATACTAAGCTGTCCATGCAATCACCTATTTCTTTGGTGGTCGTCCTGCCCTCTGTTTCTCATCTGCCGTTCCACTTCTTTTTGTCTCGGAATCAGTGGCTTTCTGAACCACCCGTTTCCATCCACTTAACGCAAATGCGGAGGCCTGAATTTCAGACCCCACGCTCATCTTAACTCCATTTTTTTCAAATGTGATAATCATTATCTCTTACTCCTTAGTCTGCTGGGTTCTGGCAAACACCGATAGCATCTTTCTTCTGATTCAGAACAAAAGCATCGTAGCGAACACGTCCTTCTACGAGGCTACCAGAAATTCCCGGTGCATCCTCATGAATCTTGTACTCAGCAAGTTTAATTGGTGATGGCATAACCACTGGGTTAGTGATTACAAAGTTTGTTTTCTCAGGGAAGTAAGATGCAGGAGCTTTGATAATAAGAACTCCATCAACTTCACCTACAAGTCCCGTGATAGCAAGTTTTGTAGCCATATCGCCTTTCTTTGTAAATGCTTCGTCAAGTTTCAGCATATTGTAGTAACCCGGAGTTACGATACAAACTCTTCCGCCTGTCGGCACTTTAGCATTGTCAAGAATCTCCTGCACAGCAAGGAATTTCTCATATGCGTTAGCTTTTGTCACAGCAACGTCTTTAACAACGTGTGATACGTCTGCTCCTGCAACCAGTTTTGCGATACGGTATGTATCAATCTCAGGAATAATAACCTCGTCAATCTGACGTCTCAGCGCAGCAGCCGCAGCCATTGTTCCCATTGTGTCATCTTCACTCTTCTTGTCGATTGTGAATGTGAAGGCTCTGTCTTTGGAAAGAACCATCTCCTGAACTTCATTCTCAAGCTCTGCCGGTGTTCCGTATCTATTAGCACCCTCTGTTTTGTAATCTCCCATTGTTGCAGTCGGTACAGAAAATACCTTTACCGTGGAAACTCCAACCCAGTCATATGCGTAGTTTACAAGCGCAGATGTAAGTGCACCAATTTTGAATCTTTCATCCACAATCTGTGAATACTTCTCAGCGTAATTAACAGCCATTTCTATTCTCCTTTTCTAACTTTTTGAAATCAGCGAACACATCTTTATGTGCCCGGTATATATAGGAAGATTAACCGTTGAATCCTTTCAGGAATAAATCAGTCTCTTCATCTTCACCTTGTCCGGCATTTACTGGCGGTCTACTCTTGAGCCATTCTGTCTCAGCCTCTTTAATTGAAGCATCCTTGAATTTACTCATGTTCTCAGTAACTTTAACCATATCACCGTCAAGCTCTGCCTGTGCAGTATCCTTAGCCATGTCTCCTGACATTCCAAGTGCAAGATAGCGATTTGTAGCATTTGTCATTTTGATGGTATCTTCCAGACCTTTGACGTACTTCTTATGTTCTTCTTCTGCTTCTCTTTTGGCTTCTTCTTCCTGCTCTTCTGCCGTCTGTTTAGCTTTTAACTGCTTTCTGTAGTTGGCAGCCTCCGAGGATGCCTTGTTGTAGTCATTCTGTAATTTCGCACTATTGGCTCTTTCCTGAGCAAGCTGTGCCATCAGCTCTTCTACGGTAGGCTCTTTTTCATCTGTAGTAGCATTTGGCTCCTGATTCTGCTGCCCCTGTCCTTCAAGGTTTTTGTTGTCTTCCATAATTATCATGTTCCTTTCTTTCGCGTTTAGAGTTCTCTCTCATCAGTTACATTTCGCGATTATAGTCTTCTCTGACTTTCGCGTTTGTTAAGGCACTTCTCTGTGCCATATAAAAAAACAGCCACATTTTTGTGACTGTAATTTCTAAAAATAAATAACTGTGCATCTGCAATTTACCACTTGATTCAGACTAGGATTCATCGACATGTCTTTTGGGAATAACATCCATGAATCCCCAACATGAAAAGCCTGTCCTATCGGGATATATTTGCCATTAATATCTCGATGATCCCCCCCTTGTCACCTCATCCATAATCGACTCCCATCGTTTCATGGTTCGCCCGGAATTAACGGCCTCCATATATCTTGTATGATTGGTAGCTGTATTGACTTCATTTTCAGCCATATATTTTGCCCTGTCTAATGAGTAGTAATAAGGCTGATCCTTGTGTTTCCTAGTGCTATCAATAACATCATAGGAAAAACCTTTGATATAGGTAGAAAGATATTTGTCAACGTCCGTATATTTCCGTAAAGTTTCCAAATAAGAATCTTCAATTTGCTTACGAACAATCTCGTAATGGATTTTCCCTGCCTGAGTCATTGTAAATAATAAGGTCATAGTTACAATGAAATTATCTTCAAGCTCTTGTGCAATCTTGATTCTTTCGGCCTTGTCATCTTCCGTAAGATTCATTTCTCCGAAATACTGTTCAAAAGGCATACTTCGTTTATTTTGGACAAGAGCGTTTAATTCATCAAATCTAAGATTCTTGAACATCGTCACCACCGCCATCATTGGTACTCATTCCGTCTAAAATCGGTGAATTGCCCGTTTGATCGGACAGGTCAGCCATCTCCCTTTTCTGTGGTTGCTGCTGAGTATCTTTCTTTATAAGCGATTCCTGATACTGTTCAATCGTTTTTCGACTGTCAGCCCATGCCTGTGCCACATCTGGGAATAAATCAACCTGCTCCATAGCGACACGTCCATGCACTCCGGAATTAATCATTGCAACCATTGAATTAACCTTTGTAGCAAGATCATAAGTCTTGTTCCTGATGAATTTTGGCTTAACATCAGAAAACTTTAATTCCCGAAGCGGACTGTCATATGGGATACTGTTTGTTTTTTGAATTGCAATCAGTTCAAGTTCTACAATCTCCGCTTTTCCTCGGCGTAAAATCTGTTCTTCCTTGCAAGCACTGTTTTCAGCAGCACTCCAACCAGAAGACATATTCATTGCAGATCCAGTAGAGCCGCCACCGGGATCTGTCTGAATTGGGACGTAAGCCTTTTGTAAAATCATGTTACGCTTGCTTACGATATTTTCTTGCACGCCCTGATAATCAAATGTGCTTGAAACAGCCTTTAACATTGGCGTTCCACCATTCCCACTCTGCGGTGCGATAATCCATTGCCCTCCAATAGGAGACTGAGTTTTACCATCACTATCTTTCGGCAAGTCGAATCCTGTACCAAAAAATACTTCCTGAGTTGTCTGTGCTACGCTGTTGGCGAAATCAGACACCTCTACGTTCAGTGCGTTCATATCAGAAATCTGCCGTTCAAAGCATCCCATTCTGTCCGTTGCCCGGTTAAACTCCACAATCGGGATCTTGCCGAACGGATTTGCCTCTCCGCTTCTCCCCATAAATGACCACGGATTTTCAGGCTTATTTCCATTTATAATTTCTCGCATATCTTTAATCTCATAGCGAGTATCCGGCGTGAACACTGTATAGTACACCGTTCCGTCCTTCGTCCTGCGGAAAGTAACACCAGCAATCTTTTCTTGTAACGCTGAATTTCTGTAGATGCAGAACGTAAACAAGGGATTTAGCGTTGCAAGATCAAATGGAGCTAAACCATCATAAACCTTTTTGATATCAACGAACTGATAACCAATTCCGTTAATTTCAACAAATCTGCCAAGCTCCTGATCTTTTGAAAAAGCATATTCTGAATCATTCAGCTCATTCAACATGGAAATCGCATCATCCTGTGAATCATTCTGTTTATCTGTAGATTTGCTCAAATCCTTATTTCCACGTTGCACATAGGTGATTGGCTGCCCCCAAACATATCCGAGCTTAAACTCGGTAATTTGGTTTGCGAGATTATCTTGTACTCTAATATCAACGTCCTTACGGATCGTTTTCTTTCTCACAAGTGGCTGAATACCTTTTTCGTACCGCATCAAGGTAACCATATTGTTTGCATTTTCCATGTGGACAAGCATCGCTTCTTCCAACACCTGAAAGATATTTTCTTTTGTAATCTTTTCCACATCCGTATAAATCCGGCGTCTGCCAGTTAATTCAGGATATACATATGCTTTATTGTCCTCGGACACCGAATCTCACCTACCTTTGTGTAAAAAAGAAAGAGCCTCACGTGATGACGCCACGCAAGACTCAATCCTTGAAAAAATGAACGAATTACAATTTCTTCGATTATAAGTATAGCACTCTTAATTGTGAATTGTGTGAAACCTTATCGGGAAACATATTTTGACAACCTCTTTGATACAGTAGAACGCTCCATACACATTATTTCTGCAATCTCCTGTTGACACAACCCGTCCTTTGTGTACTCAAGAATCGCCTTGTCCTCGACGTCTTTGCAATTTGCTATCACATTGTCAATCGCAAGTTCCAGCTCATTCAGATACCGAATGTCTGATTGGATCTGCTCTTCAATTATTCGGCAATCTTCTTCCCATTTCTTCATCTGCTGCCGCTCATACTCCGCACACCCAGTAATAGTAAATCCTCTTGTTTCATACGGGAACTGCGGATTTGACCCATAAACCTTTCCTGAATAATAAGATGGACGCTTTTCTATGTACCGTTCAAGCTTTTTCTTATCCTTTTCAAGAAGGATTCCAAGTAACTTATAATTTGCGATATCTCTTCTCGTAATTTCCATTCTCTGTATCCTCCTTAAATTGGACTTTGTATAATTTGTGCCGCCCTAACGAAACCAGTTGTAACAAATAATGCAAAACTCGCCAATCCGTCCGGCACATCATCGTGTGGATTCTTCCCACGCACTGAATAACTCAACAGAAATCCCATCATTCTTCCGTAATCATCTTTCGGTTTATAATGTTCACGATCCCTAAAGAGGACGTGCTTCTTTACCCAATCTGCATTGACAATAATCTTTGTTTCCTTATTAGATTCCGTGTACTTTGTGGTTATGTTGCAGGCACCGCCTTTTTGCTCAACAAGCTTACTTACTTCAAGTGCTACACGGTCCCCACCATTGTTTGACTCGAACTGACACTGTTGCATTTTAGTATTAACTATCAAATCCGATGTCCGCTCATACTGGATTCCGTAATTGGAATTATCATCACAAACACAGTCTGTAAGATAAAAGTCGTTTCCGTACTGCAACATACAAGGCAAAAACAAATAGTCAGTACCTTTATTTTTCGTATCGCAGATGCCCCATACAGCGTCAGGCTCAGTAACCGGCAACGTAATGAATCTCCGCAATTCTTCATCTGTATACAGGAGTCCTTCACGTTCGATAGGTTCATTCTTATACAGACACTTGTAGGTGATCTCATCCATTGTGAGTTCCTGGTCATGGAAAAACTCAACGCTGAAACCATTGTACTTGTAATCGAAATTCGACTCCCCAGTGATAGGGTCTATGTCCGGTATGGCAATAAATCTTGCCCTGTCATTTCCATCGTAAATATCAATTAGTCGCCCAATGACATCATGCACGGACCATCTCGTAGCAATATGGATTTCTTTGCAGCCATCCATTTTTCTCTGTTTGGCGTCAGTACCGTAGATTCTCCAAAGCTTGTCCAGAATATTTTTATTCAATGCTTCTTCGATACCACCAATCAAATCATCACAATACAGATATCTATTTGCACGGACTTTACCGGCATTCTTACTTCCAACAGATGTACACTGGATATTTGAGAACGGTTTGTATTTATTGAAATTTATGGTTTCTCTCTTGGCATTTGTGCTATGAAATTTCACGTCTGGGAAAATCTCTTGCCAGCAATATTCATCTGAGTTCGTTGTAATATCCATAACCCCGTCATAGAACATTCTGGTAATATCTCCACTGTGTGAGAAAAACAAACTGAAATCATCCGGGTGTCTTCCGATTATCCATGAACAGAAAAACTTTTCAAGAGTGGTGTTATGCGTAATGATATAATCATCTGTAATATATAAATGACTTTCATCATCAATGTAAATGCATTGGCACTCTTCTTCACCGATGTATTCTATCTCTGATATGAATCTCTTCATAACTTTTCTTTTTGGAGTATATTTTTCAGCTTTTCTTGTCAGAGAAAATATACTATCCATGCCAGAGGTAAATTGTATGATAATCTCAAAATAATCATTGCATTGTTTATACTTACCATTTTTCTTATATCCGGCTTTACGTTTGTTTTTACTTGCATAACCTCCAAGAGAATGAACAAGTTCGCATACATCATTTGCAAGATGTTCTGAAATTGTAGCGTATGTACAATAATATTTTGAAGCAGATCCGTCTGTATCCATAAGACCTCTCAAAAGCCACAATCTCTGCTCATAACTTCCATATAGATAATCTTTCGGTATGAATTTATCTATACTCTTCTTTCCGAATAATCCGAGCCTATCAAGTTCTTTTCTGACTAAGCTTCCAACTTTTGCATTATCGCCTTCATGTCCACTAACAAAATATGTACATCTCTCTTTATATTTCAAGCTATATCCATCAGGTAAAAAACTGTCAAATCTATCCAACAATTCTTTGTCTACAGAGCTTAGCAAAACACTACCACCAGTTAATCCGCCATCTCCGATAAGTGCACCGACAACATACGGGTGCAGGGAAAATTCTTTTTTCTCAAAACAATCGATCTTAGGAACATAATCTATTGAATAATTTTTTCTCTTTCCATTCTCCAACTTGTAATTTTTAAGCATTTCAGACAGCTCTACTGTCCTGTATTTTTCGCTACCATCTTTATTCTTTCGTCTGCGATCATCTCTTGTTTGTACCGTCCATAAGTGATTATCCGAACATCTCGTCTTGGAACCATCATCGAAGGTCACCTCATACATCTTTCGCTTCTTTCTTGGTGAGATACTAAGCACGGTTGCTACTTTTCCTGTTCCAGAAATTACCTTTGTACCTACTTTGACGTCCCCCATTTGTATAAATCCATTTGGCGTCAATATCTTTGAATATAAAGGTTGACACTTCTGCGTTCCCGGTGGCATGGAAATTGAAAGGATGTCAAGTTTGTCATCCTCAAGATCCTGCATTGCCTGAATCAATCCATGCTTATTCAGTTGTTTCCTTTTCGGGGAGTAGAAGCGATCCTGTTCTAATCGTTTTCGCTCAAGATAAAGTAGATAGCTGTCAAACAAATGAGGTGCCTCAAACTTTAAAGCTTGCCAGTACAAGGTTTCAAACCGCACATCCTGATTCTTTATCAGTAATCTCTGAGCCGATAACTTAACCGCCTTTGAGAGTTTCAGGCAGTATTGCAGATAGTCATGATTATCCTCATACATATTCAGGCACAACTGCATAATATTATCCCATGTACTATATTTATTTGTATCCTGCATTTTCAATGCGTTTGCTAATCTCTTATACTCTCTAAACTCCATGTTTCTCCCTAAATCAAAAAAGAGCCAATATCTGCAATTTCTCACAAATATCAGCTCTGGCTCTTAGGCTCTGGCACTAATTATCTTTCCATCCTTAATCACTGGATAATACGCTTTCTTACAGTGCTTACACCAAATCGGCGTATTCTCAATATTGGAATGTTTCTCTATCCGCTGTCCAGTCTTATGACCAGCCGGACAGTAATACCAACCATTAACGATCATGTTATTCCGCTGTATGACAAGTGTTTGTAATCTTTCCATACACATCTTCATACAGCTCCTGTTTGTCCCCGTTATATGTGTACTCAGCATAAATACCATCTCCACTGATATCGGTTGAAGCAAGGCACTTATAGTTCTGCAAGGTTTTACACGACCAAACGATAAATACATTGCTTAAATCAATCGGTGGCGTCTGTGGAGTATCTGCCTGTCCATTATTGTTATACCATTCAACAAGTTTCTTCTTACATACACTCTGAAAGTGGTCCATTCCTGTGATAATCATGATTAAGCCTCCTCATAAATAATATCCAAACCATAAGCAACCGCAGCATCATGTTCTATCCGGCATCCTCTTGCATTCTCCCAGCCTTTACAGAAGTACGCTGCATGGCACAGAGACATATTCTCTAAGGACTTAGCAAGGAAACATAATGGAATCTGAACTACTCCACGTTTTTCCATTGCATCGGCACTGTACCATTCATCTGTAAAAAGAGTATTCACAACTTCATATCCTTTTTCTTCAAGAACCTTAATTGCTTTCTCTCTTGTTGCTACGATTTCCTCATCAGTCTTTCCAGCCATTGGCTGACTTAACATTGCTTTCTTCATGATTAATCCTCCTACTCTGCAAATACCCAATCTTCTGCAAGCATATCTGTCTGTGTCGGCACATACTGCTCACATTTTGTGTAATAAGAATCTTTTTCAGATTCACAGGCTTTTATGATAGAGTATTCTTTGCTATCAAATCTGTCTTCCCTTTTGCCATCAAGACAGGCTCCGAAAGTGGCTCGTGCAAGTTGCAAGAATGTGTCTGACTCAAATGTTAATCGTCTTACACGCTTCTTGTTCTTCACCTGTTTCATAGCTTCATGGAATGAAAATGTATTCATGCCACCAAGTGCTGGACAGTTCGTACCATTCGCAAAAATCCATTCATTGGAACAAATATTTGTAAATGTGTAATCCACACACTCGGTGCTTCGGATATCAATGTCCTTACCATCTTTCGTATGCATCAAAATTGACTGTGCCGGAATACACCAAAACCAATATCCAGACCATGACGGAAGTTTTACTTTTGCTCCATGTTTCATTGCTTCAAATGCTTCTTTAAATGTCATCGTTCATTTCTCCTTTCTATAGTCCCTCCCATTCTGCTTTCCATTTCGCTACTCTATCTTTCATGATTTTTCTCGCCTTTTCCATTGGCGTTCCTTTTGCAAATGTAGCAGTTATACGGATATATCTTTTCCCATTTTGATTAAACATTTTGATTTCATTTCTTTCGAACGAAATAAACGGGGATGCTATATGCACTTCATTCAACGTGCAATAATCAAACTCCGCAACATAGCATTCCATTACTTTTTTATTTGAATCGAATTGAATAGCATCAGTGTCGTACTCTTCTATCTCATACCTGTCATAGAAAATATCTTTATTTAATGTCGCACATATGCATTCTGCGCGATTTCGGTCTATTTCTACAGCACGAATTCCATAATCAGAATATTCACCAGATGTGATCACATACACTTTCATTTCATCACGCTCCTTTTCTAAAACTGGCATAGCCGGAATCGAACCAGCGACATCTTGGTTAACGGCCAAGCGTTCTGCCTCTGAACTATATGCCAATAAAACATGATTAGAGTTTCCTCTTATTCACCACGGTAAAAGTCATATTCTGCCACTGTGATGATAGGTCTGAGCTTCTGAGAGCGACTCTTGGCTTCCTACCACTGTCTAAGCACACATGGGATTGATACCCACAAATTTCACGGTTCTTTCAGAGAATTTAATGTTTTTCTTATCGCCTTTAAAACATTTTGTTCGAATTAAGAACTTGCCATACCGCTACTTTAACGAATTTCTTGTGTTATACTCTGATTTCTCGGATTCAAGGCAAATCAGCTTACTTGAGATTTCCGGTTAGTCCGTAGTCTCTCACACTACTCACATCACCGGATTATTCTTGCACCGCAAGCGTCTATTCTACGCTGACCACAAGGATTCTGCATTTAACTTCTCTATGATGATACACTGCAAAGCATTGTTGACGGTTTCCGTCTCCACCAATGAAATCACTTCCACTGGAAAGAATCAGTTAATCCAGTATCCCGAATTAACCTATCTCGCTATCATTGCATCTCAGCAGGATTGAAAAATCCATCTGCACTGAGTTAATCATGTTTGAACAGACCGAATAGGGATCGAACCTATAATTGCGGTTTTGGAGACCGCTGTTTTGCCAATTAAACTATCGACCTACAAGGTAATGGGGAATCGAACCCCAACATACGGAGTCAAAGTCCGTTGCTCTACCGTTGAGCTATTACCCGATAAAATTACTGCATTCGGAATCGAACCGAAACCTATTAGCCATTCGCTAATCATTCTGCCGCTTAAACTATACAGTACACTGGAAAATCACTATGAAAGAAAAAGGTCTCCAGGAAATTCCACTCCCCGGAGAAAGCTACCACTCGGACTCGAACCGAAAACCTGTTGATTCGTAATCAACTGTTCTATCCATTTGAGCTATGGTAGCATATCGCGGTTTTTATATTTTGATTCAGGGTGGGGAGTCCGAAAAAATATTTATCTGAGAACCGCGAAGCTCAGAAATAGCAGATGTCGGAGTCGAACCGACTATTTCAAGATCATGACTCTTGCGTGGTATTCCGTTCCACTCATCTGCAAACGCCGTATGAAGGATTCGAACCTCCAAGTCGTTTCCGACCGAATGGTTAGCAACCATCTCCAATACCATTATGGGAATACGGCTTATTTAGCGGTCTGCCAAACCGCCATAAATATAAAATTAAAAAAGAGTTACAGCCTATCACTGTCAGTATCTCCGCAAAGATACTGGGTTGAGTTTCACCTCTAGGAATCGGAAGGACTCGAACCCTCGTTTCTGTCGCGATCAGTGTTCTACCAGTTGGACTACAATTCCTTTAACCGCCATCTGACGGTTAGCAACAATATTTATCGTGCCGTGCGTTGCACTATGCGGTTGTTTAAGGTTCGTATCGTCTTACCGCCAACCTACACGCCGCTCTTTTGTTCCTCAAGCAGTAGTTGAAGATTTTAGAGTCTTTACTGACTATTTTCCATCAGTTACTACCGTGTCTGCACCTTGAACAGTTACCCATCCAAATTTGTTTCTTGCCTCAGCTTCTTTCATCCGAATCAGCTCATCCGTAATCGAAGCACTGATGATTTTATTTGACTCAGCTTCAGCCTGAGCTTTCGTAATCTGAATCTGTGCATCTGTTTCAGCCTGAATCTTCTCAGTCTCTTTCTGAACCTTGATTTTTTCCTGTTCAGCTTCTGCTTGTTGCTTTTCTTGTAATGCAGTCACGCGATTATCAATAGCTTCTTTCAGTTTCTTGTCTGGGTGAACATCAATGATTGATGCATCCAGAACTTCAATTCCGTACTTATCGGAAAATTCGCTATTCAGGTAATCAGTCAGCTCAGAATTGAGTTTTGATCTGTTTCCAGAGTAAATATCCATCATGGAATAATTCGTTGTAATCTCTGAAATTTTCGATTTCAGAACAGGCTTCACACGGCTTTCGATGATATCGTCACCGTCCATACCTTTGAACTTCTTGTATGTATCTACAAGCGTATCCGGGTTGTATCGATATGACATCTAAAAACTGATTGCAATACTTGCATCATCAGAAGTAGCAACCTTAAAAGAGTCATCTCCCTTGCTGCCCTCTCTCTTGTCTTTCGACATTACCAAGATTTCATTACTTGTTGAGAACTCTTTTACTTTTTTCATCGGACCTACAAAATTCAATCCCGGTGAAAGCGTTTCTTTCTGTACTCCATCCCTATACGTGTAGACTATACCAGTCTGTCCAGTCTTAATCAATTTGCACGAACTGACCGTGAACGCTGCACCGATAACAGCTGCAGCCACTACTACCGCGACTATTCCTTTTTTTCTTCATTCGTCCATTTTCCTCTCTTTAATTTCTTTTTCTGCTTTCGCATTATCTTTAAGGATTGAAAGTAAGATTTTATTTCCTACCCAAGCCAAAAGCATTCCAATAATCAAAAATACGGTTAAGGCACCTACAAATACTACAAACATCTCAACTCACCGCCTGTGCTACAAAATATAATAAATTTCCAACAGATATTAACAACAATCCTACCGTGATTCCAATGTTAATTCCATCTCTACGAGCTTTCACCATGAAGTACAGCATAGAAGTAAACATTGCTGCCATTATCAAATTTGCAATCAAGAAAATTAAGTTGATTATCATTTCCGGTATCTCCTCCGCATTCGCAATCCGTGAAGTTTCCGCCAGTTATTTGAACCAATCGAGTAACATGGCAAAGTGTTTACATTAAATGTTCCAAACGTTCCATAGAAAACCGTAGATGCGTCCAATAAGTTGTCTATGTTTCTCATTTTCTGTTTTAGCATTGAAGTTGGTATTGTTGCCAATTCTTCGATCAGATCATCACAGATTAGATCCGAATCCTGTTGGATGTAAAAATTCCCAACAGGAGGAAATCCACCACATACATATCTTCTCTTATCTTTCACACCCATCGCACATTCTCCTAAAGCGCATTCACGCTCTCAAAAGCTTTTATCATCTTCGGAAACTGAATGGCTATCCAGTCAATAATTGTCTCTTCGTGTCCGAACTGCTTGTAATGCTCAAAGTTTGCTTGCAATCCACTTTCAGCAAGGAAAGCGTGAATGATTTCATGCCGCAACTGCTTTCTCATCAACTCATCAAAATCACCAACCTCATTGACGTTATCATCCCTGATTTTAATTTCTCTTGACGTATAATCGCAGTAGCCATCGATATCTTTATCTTTGAATGACTCCCTAATCACTCTATATTCGGTTCCAAGAATATTTACTGTTGTCATTTGCTATCCTTTCAAGACGTATCCTACAGGCATTTAATAATTAAACTGATAACCGTTACGATCACCATCACGAATGTAACCATGACGGTAAATCCGAACAGGGTAAAGAGTATTTCCTCTCCCTTTTTGTATTCCTTTTTCACAGAAATTCTTAGCTGATCTGTAACGCCTAGCGTCCTAACATACATCCTTGACGTTATCAGAAGTGCAAAGCTGATGACGACTAATATCATCGTAATTTTAATTAACATATCCATCCTCCAAAAGAGCCTTTTTGTTTTTGGTCGTTATTTTTCGGGGTGAGGCTGTGCCGGGTGTACCATCCACTACAACCCCTGCCGGGGGATCTCCAGCAACAAGCAATGCTAAAATGCAAGCGGTGCATCAGCAACCCGAACATATGTATCTATACGATAAATAACCATTTTCAGTATAGATTATGCACTATATTTTGTATGCTATTTTGAACAAACACAATATATTGTTATTTAATTTTAGTTTAGCATTATGTGCTACACGCTTGTTAAAATAAGTCAACCGGATCATCTGTATCCGCATCACCTGGAAGTGCTTTGGGATCTGCTCCGATGTCGGCAGCGATTTGTTCAATACTCTTTTTCGCTCCTGTGATCTGCTCTTGCTCCACTGCTTTCGTCTCTGCCATGCCGTAAGCAGCTTTGGCGATGAATATCTTATTGGCATCCGTTCCCTTGCTATTCCCCAGATTATTCACTAAAAAGCCTTTACAAATGTTCATCCATTTTTTAACCGTGTCAGAGTGTTCCTGAGTCCGATAATCACCATTGTTCCATGATGTAAACGTTGCCCTATTGATATCCACCAAGAAACTAAATGCTTCCAATGTAGGATTGACACTATATTTACTACACAATCTCACATACACACTAAATATATTATCTAATGCTTTGATATCAGCATTATCAGGCTTAGATATACGATCTGAGATATAAAAAAGCATATCTACAAAGCTATCTTTTACGATCTTTTTACTTTCCTGATTCACATGATCTATCTCTAATTCATTTTTGATATACTCATCAGCGTAATAATTAATGTCATGCCTGTATATCTCTATTCCAGTAGATGTAATATCTGTATTATCTTTCATTTCCGTTCACCTCCAAACTGTAAAAATATAAATAAAAAAGACCGATCGCCGTATGCAGTAACGTATATCTGCTTTACGGGTCACGGTCTCTAAGGACTACCAAGAATGTATATATTATAATTCGGCTATATACTGCCCTATTCACTTTCCATGGTTAATATATTAGTCCAATATTTCGCAGGTGTCAACCCCAATAAAAAAGTTGTGCATCCGCTTGCGAAATGCACAAGATATAATATATATTCTTTTCTATTCTTCTCTTCTCTTTTCTATTCTTCTCTGGGTTTCCAAGTGGTAGACCAACCGGTTACAAACTGGTATACCAAGCATATTTCACTCTCTGGAAGTGCAAAAAAGACAGCCCCAAAGAGCTGCATATCTTGACTAATAAGCTCAACTATGATATTGTAATGCTGTCGCATGGAATGGACGCTTTCCGATGCGGTTCCGGCAGCAATTCCGCCGGGCAAGGATTGAAATAATGGCATTCAAAATGATGTCGGTGTCACACGGATTGAATATTTTAACGTGAGAATAAGAGCGGGGTTTTGCCCCGCTCTTATTCGTTTACACATCATTTTTTCCAGCTCCATAACATTCGTAAAACGATTCTGTGAGCCGTCCGAGCTGGTCCGGTGTTAGATCTTCTTTTAGTTCATCCGGCACCCACTTATAAGAATTGTTGAAGCTGTCGGTACAAGTACCGATTGCACAAGCCTCTTTGACCTTTTGCAACTTGTACATTTCTGCCAGCTCTTCCGTGGTTATATCTCCGCTTCTAACGGCTTTTCTGCCCTCTGCGGTCAATATCTCCATAGCCTTGTTTTTTGCTATGGTTCCAATTCCTTTTATCTTCACCCTGTCGTCCTCCTCTACTCTGCAAACTGTTCCAGAAACTCGTTTACAATTTGCTTTTTAATGTCAATCATGCTATAATCTAATTACTTGAGAGCGGTGGCAAGTTCCGCCCTCTCTTGTGTTCCTGAGTCGTTTGTTACGGCTCTTTTTTAGTTGTCTTCGATACCGCTTTGAGTATCATCAATAAGGCGATCAACCATCTTTTCAGCCTTATCATATTCTTTGTTTTTCAGTGCTTCTTTCAAGTCTTTTAAATCCTGTAGAAGTCTTCTTAAATAACTTTTGAATACGCTCATATCTTCCACGTTTTTCTCCTTTCTCCGCTTGCCTCGGTAACTTGTAAGTGTTTCTTACAAGTATTATTATACTTTTATTTGTGCCTAATGTCAATATGTTTTCTTATTATATTTGTGCTTAATTTTCTTTCAATTTCTTTCTTTCTATTTTATCAAGTTCTTTTATAACAGTCTCTTTTATGAAAGCATTGCAACTCTTTCCGGTCAGCTCTTTTATACGTTCTTTCGTGCCAAGCGGAAACTGGCAATTTACACGATCAACCGTTCTCATGAAGTCTGCAACTGCTTTTCTCCTCTGTTCTTTCTGCTTTTCTGTATACTCTGGCATTATTTCAACCTCCTGTTTTTCCTCTATTATAATATGGTTGTGCTTAAATTTCAACATTTATTTGTGCCTAATTAAAAATGCACAAAATATAATATTTATTTGTGCCTAATATCAGTTATTCTGCCTATTGTATTTGTGCCTAATATTTGTTATTATAATTACAACAAAAGAAAACAGAGGAGGAAATTAAAATTCTTTCCCGGTGGATTTGTCAACAAAAGATATTTTGATATTGCACCCTAGAGCGTCAGCAATCTCTTCCAGTTCCGATTCTCGGAAGTTGTCGCGCTTTAACATCTGATAAAAATTAGATGTTGATTTGTTCAGTTTTTCCGCAAGGTCTGAAACTGGAATTTCTCTATAACCGCATATCATTTTTATAGTTTTCGTCTGCATGATGTCACCTCTTTTTTTCTTTATCATAGCAGACAAAACCCAAAAACGCAATATCTAAATATAACTATAAAATTATAAAATAGTTGTTGACAATGCCAAGATATCACTATATAATATAATTATAAAATAACAAAAACGAATTTTAAACTAACAAAACGGAGGGAACAAAAATGAAAAAGACAATAAAAAAGATAATGATCATTTTGGTAGCTCTATTGACGATGATCCCATATTCAGCAGCGTACGTCTTGTCGTACCTGCTTAAGATGAAAGACCGAGAGGATATGTTGACGCCCGCAGAATGGATTGCCCTCTACAAAGAGTATGAAGTAGAGGACGAGGAAGAGTGAAAAAGTAAAAGCCGCCGGACATCCTACAAGACTACGGCGGCACCAATCAAAAAAGAAAGGTAGTCATATAGTAACATATGGCAAAGGTAAAAGCAAATGACAATAAAAGACAAAAGCATATTCAATCAGCACGAATTCGAGGTTGTTGAAAAAATCCCGTCAAATTATTTCGTTTGGAACATAGGCGAAAACATGGGGCATGATGATTATATCCCACTAGCTCAGGACTTACACCCGGGCGATAAAGATGATTACAGAATCAACCAGTACACATTAAAAGCCATTAAGTTAGTTCCTGAGGAAGTGGAGAAATTAAGGGCGGCGGCAAGTTGGGGAATTAACAACTTAGCAACCGCAAGAAAAGCACTTAAGAGCAAAAGAAAGGGGTACACATCAAACAAAAAGCGTGCACTTGCGGAATTAACAATTGAAATATTCGAAAGAATTACAGCATAGAAAGGACAGCGGACAATATGAAAGAGATTTTAAGAAATGCAGAGGACAGAAAAAGAAAATCATAATTCTATGAAAGTGAGGGATTTAATATGATGAAGTGGAAAGTCGTAGAAACATGCTACACGAGCAAATTCGAAAAGCCATTTGACAGGGAAGTGGCACAGTTTGACACTTTAGTTCTTGCGGAAGATTTTATTAACCTTGTTCTTCCGAAAGACACAAGAGAAAGGTTTAGGATTGAGCACATATAAGCCGAAACGGTCAGAAGTGACCGTCAGCCGCGGGATAGTCTCCCGGCTCTGATGATGGCAGACTAGAAAGGGAAAGAGCATGATTAATATTGACATGTGGTACAGCCACAAGCCGGAAGAAGTAACCGGAATAGATTGGAGTTTTAGTGTTTTAGATTGCGTGTACTGTGGCAATCTCTACAGGGATAATAAGTGCATCGGAGACTATGAAGCGGACACGATGCAAGAAGTGCAAGAAGCATTTCCACACTTAGCGGAAGGAATTGACAAAGCATTAAACTAGAAAGGCGGCGGGAAGATGAAAAAGTTTACGTTGACCGACACAGAAGTCCGGCGGTTGTGTCAGCTTATCCAGTTGACAGCCGACTACCGGCGAGAAAATCTACAGAGCTGGCAGAAAAGCAATCTTGATTCTGCCGGCGAGGTCGTCCAGCTACTCGAAGACATAGAAAGAGTAGCCGAAAAGATTAGAAAGGAATTAGCCGGATAATTTCCGGCTTTTTCCAGTACAAAAAACGGACGGGAGGGGACGAAAACGCAAATGAAAATCACAGAAAAAGAATGGCTGAACCTGTACCAGTCGGTCAAAAATGAAGAATGTGACTGTATACACTGGGACGATGCCCCGGTCATGTCTCGATCCGGCGGTATATCCCACTTGCAGCACATACTGACGAGATCAGCCAAGCAGGTCGGAGCGGTTCAGCTAACCTGCATACTTGTTAGGGACGGCGAGAATATACCGCTATCAGATATTCAGATCACGGACCCAGCGGAGTTGTTGCAGCATATTCCGCACCGGGCAGAGGTTAATATTCTGTAAAAATAAAGCCAACACCGACTTTCTCGGTATTGGCGTTTACTCGTATTCTTTTCGTATCTGTTCCATACGGCCACTTATTGCGTCCCGGACGGATTCCGGCAGATTCTGAAAACGTGGAGCGATTCCAAAGAAGTCAGACATAACCAGGGCGGCGAATGCATTTGCATCTACTTCCAACGGTTGTAAGTTGTACTGCTCTTTGCTGATTTTGTCACTTGTTTGATACTCTTTCAGGTCTGCACCGTTGGAGATCTGATAAAAATGTCGGAGTTCGTGAGCGATTGCAAAAAACAGTTCCGGCGATACGGTCATATCATTTCGGATCAGTATCGCATCCGGTGTTAATGCCGCTATTTGTGTGCTGGTCTGCATCCGATCAGCAGACACGAATTTAATAGCAGGGGTGGATATATCCAATATATCGCAGATTTCCCGAGCGAATTTGATACAGATTTGCTTTTTATCCATGTTCCTAATCTCCTTTTATGAGTGTATAATACCATGGATCGGACAAAAATGGAATTGAATTTATATTTTAATCGTGATATGCTAAATACGATTATAAGCTTGTATTTGACGGTTTAAGGCATTTTATTTAATAGGCGAGCAAATTATCAAATATGCTTAAAAGGCATCAAATTCAGTCGCATACGAACGCACAGCGATATCACGGCTCATTATTATAGTATTATTCACACAGCAAAATCGCATCAAAAAAGGACGCTGAAATTGACTCATTTTTCAGCATCCAGATTTTAGACCTCCTGAAAAAGTACCGACATCTTTTTTGCGGAAACTCTTCCGGGAGATTTTCTTGCCCTAAAAACGCCCTAAAAACGCCACCCTTCGGACTTTTGGAACGCAATAGTAAATTGCCACATTGGACAGAGCTTTTTAATTCTCCGCTATACTTTTCCTATAATCATTTCTTTCTTGCATCAACTGCTCAATATTGGATTTTACTCCACGCTTTGCATCTGAAACCCTCATGTGAATTTGTTTCTGCTTTCTCCTGCAATAATCACTGCAAAGATTTGTTGCAACATCAGAATGAAACTGTTTTCCGCAGTATACACAGATTTTAAGACTATTCTTTCGTTTCTCTATCTTTTTATCATATTGACCTGATTCTATATTATACCTCTGCTTATGATCTCTCTGCCATTCCAATACCGCCTCACGTTGGCATTCATCTGAGCAATATTTTTGACGACCGGAATTTACTACATATTCCACACCACACCATTCACATTTTGCGACACTCCCGATCGGTCTTGCAGTTCCTTTCTCTCTGTGTCTCTTTTCGGAATCCCTTTTCCTTATGACCCTACAGTTCGTGCAGTAAAACGCCCTTGGTCCACCACTAAACTCGGCTCCACACATCTTGCACGTCCTGATTCTCATTACGTCAGACTTTCTTTTTTTTGCACATTCGTCACAGTACAATTTATCGAGATCGCCATAGAAAGCCTTACCACAGTCAATGCAAGCTCTTTTTGTCCTATTCTTCATTAAAAATAGACACCTACCATTCTTCTTCGTCAATCAACCCAAATATCTTTTTATCCTTTCGGAAGTCCTCTTTAAGTAGTCACTCTTTTCTCCTGATTCATTCGCATTATCGCAATAGTACGATATCTCTTTCAGCATATGCCGCCTGTTATCATCCTTTTCCTGATCCACGTCCAATTCTTCGCCCATGAGTCCGGCGATAAGCAAATTAACCTTTAACTTATAATCATCATCCATCATAGCATCTTTAATTAAAACTGTCACATTTCGCATTTTTGTACCTCCATTTTAAAACACTCCTTAACCTATATATACTACATCACATTGATTCCCGATAGTCAAGCGTTTTCACGAAAAAGCAGATGACCGCTTATCAATCATCTGCCTCAGTACACTTTATTCCACTATTCCAGTTCTAACATCTATTCCATGTCTACGCAGTCACTCATCCGGTTCTTCCTTTAAATATGCTCTTTGCTGCCTGGTTACAGCCTCATACGCTGGAGTCTTGAACCTCCTCAACGCTTCTATTGGCGGCCTTGTCTTTTCAAGACGCTTATAATGCGTTTGGAAATTATTATCCATTTCAGCTGGACAGCTTCTTTCTTCTGTACTTCGTTTCACGAAAAATCACTCCATTCTTTTGATGCAAGCCAATCTTCATAGCCTGTATGCCCTTTGCAGCACGTTTCTTGTGCTATACAGTCGGAGCAGCATCTTGTTATTTCGCACAGCATATCAGCCAGTTCCTTGTCTGTCGCTTTCCTGATGCGGTCAGCATTTGTCATTTTCTCAGACATTTCACAATGCCTCCAATTCTTTTTCATACTCTGATTTTTTCTGTTTCATCCAGTCACACAACTCTTTCTGGAATCGGACTGACTGTCCGTAATTGTAAGGGAATGAACTGGATGCGCACAATCCGTCCCCGCTTTCCTTCTCTTTAATTAAAATCCTAAGACTTTCAATGTCTCTTTCCAATTCTTTTGCCTTATCTAAAATGTCTTTAGTCATTACCTGCCCCTCTCCTTTTCCACTAATTCAAATCTGTATTTCTGCTGCACGTCCGGATATTTTACATGATCGACCTCGCTCACAAACATTCCATAAGGTCTGCACCAAATTGCTCCGTCCTCACATTCGTATACTACATAGAATTGTCCCGGTGCTTCTGTATCCTGGCTGACTGCGATCATTTTAACCGTATGCCCTTTGAAATGTCTGTAGATCTTACCAATCTCAACTTTCCTGTCGTTATCTACTGGAACTTTTCTCTTGAAATGCTTCTCGCATTCCGCAAGATCGCAGTTGCCGTAATTCAATGGATTTTCATCACTCCAACGTCCAATATCTGCTTCTTCTACATGGATGTGCTGGTTTATCATCCCATCTAAACCGAAACTGATTTCCGCAACAACCTCACTCGCATCAATATCTCCCTCAACGTCCACCAAATATCCGCTTACTTTAAATATCTTTGCCATTGCTATTCTCCTTATCTTCTAACAGTTCAGGATCGTCATAGATATTGCCAATAACTTCCCAATCCTCACTTACCCAACACTCCATCAATTCTGTATTCCCATCAGATATTCCTCTAACACAAGATGATGGATTTTTGTGTGTATAAATCATAAAAGAACAATTCGCAAAAATAATCTCTGCGTAATAGTTGTATTCTTCATCATGACAGAATGGATATTGAAATCCTCTTAATATATCTCCCTCAAAGATTTTCTTTCCGTTCTTGTCGGTCAGTCCTGTGTACTGGCAAATCGTATCCGGTTTAACATCCGCAAAATCAATTGCATTAATATCCCATTCATCACAAGCCGTTCCTTTGTATTCATTAATCACCAAACCACCTACAAAAACGTGCCTAGGTTTTGGGTAGCCATCGTCAAACAAATATCCATCTACCCATTCGCCATCGTCTATTTTCTTCGCTCTAAAAAGAATCTCTCTATTCATTTATTCCACCGCCTTTCACGATCTCGATCGCAGTTGCAATCCCGCTCGCATATCCTTTTGCCGAATCGAACTGTAATGGATTTTCTCTTGCACATCTTTGTTTTTCTTCGTCAGCAAGCTTCAATTCTTCTTCCAACTGCTTCAGAACCTTGTCCACATCATAGGCTGTATTATACAATCTCAAAATCTTAATTTCCTTATTGCAGTCAACAATATTTTTTTGTAATTGCACAATTTTTGCTTCAATGTCATATAAAGTAGTATCTGCATCTGTTTTTCTCTGTTCCCATCTTGCAATCTCTGCCATTGCTCTAGTCATTTCTTCACTCATTTTTTCAATTTCTGCATCAGCATCAATCAGTCTCATCTTCTTCACTCCCATTCACTTTTCAACATATCTGCCTTGATTAATTCATATATCACATCCAATGCCGTTCTTTTATCCCTGTACCGACAGTTTGCATCCTTATGTATCCGTGGATCGTTTTTATCCCAATCATTTACGCCAAAATATGAATCACTGACAAACAGCATCTTGCATCCTCTTGCGATGCAGAGATAATAACATTCTGATTCTTTTGGAATACCTTTACATCTTTTAAATCCAAATTTCTTGAATTCACTAGCTTTCACTTTTGGTCTTAGCATCAATCTCACTCCAATCAAATTTACAACCACATTCGCCACAATAGTTGTTTCTGCTCTCTGCATCCGACACTACCTCTTTATCGCATAAAGGGCATACATAGTCGATATCTCCGTTCAGTACATCTAAGATAATCGGCTTTACTGAAATGTGCTTCTGACTTTGCAGTGCAATAGCAATTTTCGCAAGTTCGATAGCGTCAAGCCATTCTCCACATTTTTCTTTTTCCTCAAACTCCGCTAACTTCTCCATAGCTTCTGACAACTTGCTTTTATCTTTAATCACTGCTTTCCCAGCATGATATTCTGTGTATCGCATTTATTCGACCTCCTCGTCTTTCGGGAACTGGAATACTTTAGGTAATACCCAGTAATTAGGCTGCACGTAGCAACCGTGCACAGCGTCATAACCACCATCCAGTTCCATTCTTGAAAGATATTTTTCTCTGCACATCTCCATTACCTTTTTCGCTTTTTCTTTGGTGGAATATTCGCCTAAAATATAAACTCTATCTTCTTTGCCAATGTCATTCCCTGGAAATGTTCCAACGATTGTTGCCGCATTTCCTGAATATGGTGAAATGGCAAGAAGTTCATAAGGCACATCAAGTAATCCGTTTTGACTAACAATTCTCATAGCTAACTCCTCATTTTCGTATTCCATGCACACATATCGCAATTCTTAGGGCATACATTTGCCTTTATTGCTCTTTTGCACATCTCCATTTTCAATTCCCTATCATCCTTAATGTCCTTAATGAATCCGAGTTTCCTCAGGATTCTATGAATCAGTGATTCTTTCTTCATCTTCATTCTCCTTTACATAATCCGGGCAGTCTACCGCATATTCGTAGCTGTCCAGAGAATCACAATACATATCGCAGCATTCATATTCTCCGCATTCCAGACAGCAACAGGCGTTCTTCTTATCTACTACACATTCAATTCTGCATCCCATCATTATTCCCCTTGCTTATATTCGCATTTAATCTGTCTAGCTGACACGATCATGTTCACAAAATCACCTGCATGGTTAATCTCAATGTTTGCCGGAATGCCGTATTCATCAAACATCTTAATTTCATAATGCTCATCTGCTTCATCTGCTAATTCCAACGCATCTGTGAAATTGTTTTCTTCGTCTGGAAAGCCATCCAGAATATCTCTTATTTCATTCTCAATATTTGACAACAACGAAATCATAGGTACATTGACCGTCCTCTGTGAAATCACAATTCTTCTTGTGCCATCTCCACAAGTCAGAAGCAATTCGTATTCGCACTCATAATAACCATCCACCAAAATCGCATTTTCCGGGAATTCGTCTGTCACCGTAGGCTTGTTTTTACTGCTTTCCTGGATATCATACGGCACATAGTAATCAATAACGTGCTTTTCTTCCAAAGTTTCTCGGCTAAAAACCGTATGCTCTTTTTCCAGCAATGTGACATTCTCTCTAAATCTATCAAATTCATCCGTATTGCCATTCTCATTATCTACCTTGAAGAACGACTCAAGTTCGCCTGTATCAATATTCTTTCTTCCGATTCTCTCTGTATAAATGTCCGGGATTGCCGTTCCTCTACAATTAAGTTCGATTTTATTTTTAAGTACCAATCCTTTAGATTCTAAATCTTCTCTTGCTATTCCTGTTAATTTCATAATTCGTTCCTTTCTCCTTAAAAATGGGTATAAAAATACCAACCACCGAATACTGATGGTTGGTAAATTCTAAATAATTTCTGCTTTGTGTAGAAAAGAATTGGAATTTTTTATATAGCATTCCTTTCTGGCTTTGAAAGAAATTTTACCTACTTTCTGATAAGATGTGCAACTTATATTTACAGTCAATTTCGTTTTTACGTTTTCACATATAGCATCTATATCAAAGCCTATACATAATTGTTCTGCTGTTTTTAATATATTCTCAGCTTTCTCATCTTGCAAATCAAAATTTATTATTAAGTGTTCTTTATCTTCATATTGAAAATTAACATTTTTTTCTTTTTCGTATTCTTTATAAAATTGTTTTTCTTTTTCTCTCGGATGCTCAATATCATATATGGACAAATGTTTTATTTTCAATTTTGAAATCATAACATTTGATAACAATTTTAATTCCATTTCAATAAAAATGTCATCAACTTCTCGTGTACCAGGATTTAGAAAATCAATCTTTACTTTTTGTTCATTATTTACAACAAACATGGCTTTATTGTTTGAAATTTGTGTTCTATCATTTTGTCGTTTATTTGACAGATACACTGTCATACTCAACATGAATGTCACACAAAATGTTAATACAGTTCCTATATACGCCAACATATTTCCTGCTGGAATAGTTACTTGAGACCACCATGACTCTGTAGGAATTATATAAACAAAATGAATAATCGCAGTAGGCACTACTATCAATCCCAAAAACACGCATATAAAAAATATTATCGGATGTTCGTCAAAAAATCGTATTATCTTTTCTAGCATATTTCCTATCTCCTATAATAAATGATACGAAAATTATACCATTCCAACCATCAATATTCAATTGTCAAGGTGCTGTTATTTGTTTTTAATCAATCCCATCATAAAGATTTTCAGATAATTCAACTTCCCTTTCGTCCAGTTCTCTTATTGCTTCAATAATCTTCATCTTCGTTTCTCTGCAAGGGAAATATCCGTATTTTGCATATCTCAGCATTCTCTCAAACGTACTCATTGGATACGG